GCCGTTGGTCCGCGACGAGAAAGGCCAACCACGGATGAACCCCGCCGCCCGGGTGCGCCGCGACGCCGGCCGGGACATGCTGCGTTGGTGTTCCGAATTCGGGATGACGCCGGCGTCGCGGTCTCAGATCGCCCGCCGGTACGCCAGCGGGTCCCCGGCCGGTCCGTCGAACCCGACCGCCGCCAAATACGTCGGCGGCGCGTCGTGACGCGGCTCGAACTGTTCGTCGTGTTCGTCCGGCTGAACCCGCACATCCCCGCCGACGACCCGGTGATCGCCCGGGCGTTCGACGCCTACGCCGCGGCCGATCTCGACCCCGACCCGGGCGGCGCGTCGTGACCGGGCGGCGGATGGTCACCCATCGTCGGGCGGCCGAACCGTGCCCGTTCTGTGACAACGCGCTCGACGCCGACACGGGCGCCACGCCGGGCGGCGGCGGGCCGAAACCCGGCGACGTCGGGATCTGTTGGCGATGCCTGCGGCCGCTCGTGTTCGACGAGAACCTTCACCGACGCCGGCCGACGCCGGCCGAGGACGTCGAGATCGCCGGCGACCAGATCGTGCAAGCCGCGATCCGCCGCGTCCGGGCGGCCCGACAATGACCGGCCAGACCGACGCCGAACTGTCGTGGACGCAACCGGCTTGCGAACCGTGCGCCGAATACCGGCACCCGGGCCGGGTGATGCACCGCGTCGTCGACCCCGATCCCGAGACGTGTTGTATCTGCGGGACGAACACGACGTCGGGCGTGTTCATCCGGGTCAACCCGGCCGGCGTCCCGTACCCGACCCGGCGGCGGTCGTGATGCGCGCCGATCTCGTGACGATGACGTTGGCGATCGTGGCGACGGCGGCCGTCGCCGGCGGGTTGATCGCCGCGTTGACGGTCGCGCTCCGCTACGTGGCCCGGATCGACCGTCAGGACGACGGGCGATGACGCCGGATTTCGGGACGTTCGTCGTGATCGTCATCGTCGCGTGCCTGTTCGTGCTCGCGTTGTACGTCGCCGGAGACCGACGGCCGTGACGGGCGTGTTCGACCCTCACGCGTGGTTGGTCCGTGGCGCCCGGGTCGTCGTCAACGACGCCCGGTTCACCTATGACGGCGAACATGGCGTCGTGTTGTCCCGTGCCCGCTATTCGACCCTGGTCCGTCTCGACGCCGGCGAAGACGTCGAGGTTGGCCTAGACCGCTTGCAACCGGAGAACCGCCCGTGACGAACCCCGACCCGCCCGCAGAGACGTCCGCGACGTTCGTCGACCGGTCCCGGTGGCCGTCGGGACCGTGGGACGGCGAACCGGACCGGGTCGACTGGGTCGAACCGTGGTCGGGGTACCCGTGTTTCGTGAAACGCGGCCCGTTGGGCGCCTGGTGCGGGTACGTCGGCGTCCCGCCCGGTCACCGCCACCACGGCGCCGATTACGACGACGTGCCGGTCGACGTTCACCACGGGTTGACCTACGCCGCGCCGTGTGAACCCGACGATGACCGGTCGCACGTCGAACGGATCTGCCACGTGCCGGCGCCCGGCGAACCCGACGACGTGTGGTGGTTCGGGTTCGACTGCGCCCATTACACGGACGTCGTCCCGGGGATGGTCGCGAACGGGTTCGATTGGGGACCGGAAGCGTTCTATAAGACCGTCGACTACGCCCGGTCGTCGACCGCCGGTCTCGCCCGCCAGCTCGCCGCCGAGGCTGGGTCGTGACCGCGCCCGGTCTCGACGACTGCGAGGTCTGCCTAGACCCGCTCGCCGCCGGCGGTCCACGGTTCGGGACGGTCCGGTTCAACGCCGCCGGCGCCGACGTCTCGGTCGAGATGTGCGAGACGTGCATAGCGGCGATCCTGTCGACGATGACCGACCGGTACGTCGAGGCGATCCGGGCGCAGAACGACGTCGTCTCGTCGCTGATGCGTCAGCTCGGAATCGAGATCCCGTCGTGAACCAGATCGTCGCCGTCGGGGACTGCTGGGTCTGTCAGACCCGGTTCGTGTTCGACGTCGACGACGTCCCGTCGATATGGATCGATGCGACGACCGCCCGGCCGACGTGGCCCGGGTCGCCGCCGGCGACCGCGGAACGGGTGCCGGTCTGTTACCGATGCGCCGGCGGGTTCGCCCGGGTTGATCTCGACGCCGGCGTCGCCGTCGGCGCCCGCCGCCGCCGGAACGGGTCGTGAACCGGAACGCCGATCTCGCCGTGTGCCGGTTGTGCGGCCGCCGGTACGTCGTCGATGCCGACGACGTACCGGTCCTGTTCGACCGGGACACGGGCGACCCGGCGCCAATTTGCGGGCGTTGTGTGGACGACGTCAACGACCAAATACGCCGGGCGGTCGGATCATGCCAATGAACCGCCGGCCCGGTCTGGTCGCCGCCGTGGGCGGTCTCGGCGTCGCCGGTCTGGCGTTGATCGGTCTCGGCTGGTCGACCCGTCGCCGCCGGCCCGACCCGTTGCGGGCCGTCCCGTTCCTGATCGGTAAGCGGGTCGAGTGGGGACCGATCCGCGGCGTCGTGATCGACGCCGGCGGCGGTCAGATCGGGATCATGGTCGATCGCGAGACCGTGGGTTACCCGCCGACCGGTACCCCGGTCTCGGTCGTCGAGGACCGGTGACCAGACCCGGCGCGGCGTTCGTCGAATGCACGACGTCGCGGCCGCCGCCACGGGACGGGAACCGTAAGCCGTGTGATCGTTGCGACCGGCGCGGCCGGCATTTCTGCGCGCCGCGGGCGGCGCATGTCGTCGGGTTCATCGAGGAATGTTGCGTGCACACGAAATCGCGTTGGGCGCGCCGGCCGTTCGTGTTGACCGATTTCCAACGGGTCGAGATCGTCGAACCGGTTTTCGGTTGGGTCGAATGGTCGGCCGAATGGGACCAATGGGTTCGGGTCTACCGGGTCGTGTGGATCTCGGCAGGCCGGAAGAATGGCAAATCGGAACTGCTCGCCGCGTTGGCGTTGTACCTGTTGTTGGCCGACGGCGAACAGGGTGCCGAACTGATCGGGTGCGCCGGCACGCGCCGCCAGGCGGGCAAGGTGTTCGCCGTCGCGCAACGGATGATCCAGTTGTCGCCGGCGTTGTCGGAACTGTTGGCGTCGGGCGAGATTTCGATCACGAAACACGACGGCGCCCGGATCGCGCACGTGCCGACGGGCAGTTGGTACGAGGTGATCTCGGCGGACGCCGACAACGCGTTGGGCGAGAACATTCACGGGTGCCTGTTCGACGAGGTCGCAACGCAACCGTCCGACGCGTTGTGGCACGCCGTCCGTACGTCGATGGGCACCCGCCCGCAGGCGATGTTGATCGCGGCGACGACGGCCGGAGACCGGACGCACGGGTTCGCGTCCCGCGAAGCCGCCTATTGCCGGCGCGTCGCGGCCGACCCGACGTTGGACCGCCGGCGTTACGTGTGGATTCGTCAGGCGACCGCGACGGCGGAATTGAACGACCCGGACGCGTGGGCGGCGGCGAACCCGGCGTTGGGTCATTTCTTGTCGCCGGCGGCGTTGGCCGACGAGGCGGCCGAAGCGATGATCGACCCGGCGAAAGCGAAAGCGTTCCGTCAGTACCGGTTGAACACGTGGCAACGGCCCGAATCCCGGTGGCTGCCGGCCGGGCGTTGGCGCACGGGCGCGCCGGTCGAGAACGGCGGGTTGACGGGCCGGCGGGCGCACGGTGGCGTCGACCTGGCGGCGGTCTCGGATCTGACGTCGTTGTGCTGGTTTTTCCCGCCGCCCGACGACGAGTCGGCGGCCGCGGTGATCTGGCGTCACTACGTGCCGGCCGCGGCGGTCGGGCGTCTCGACGAGATCACCGCCGGCGCGTTCTCCCAATGGGCGGCCGGCGGTTGGGTCACGGTCACGCCGGGTGAGGTTGTCGACTACGGCCCGCTACGGGTCGACATCGCCGCGGGGTACCGGGATTACGCGTTGGTGGATCTCGGGATCGACCGTTGGAACAGCTCGGAGACGGTCACGTGGGCGGCGACCAATCTGCCGCGTCTCGACGTGTCGCTGGTCTCCCAATCGTTCGTCGGCCAGTCGGCCGCGTTGAAAGCGATCGACCGGTTGTTGCGGGAACGCCGGTTGGACGTCGGCGCCGACCCGGTCGCCGCGTGGTGCGCGTCGTGCGCCGAGGTCGTCCAGGACCGCGCCGAGAACCTGAAGCTGACGAAACCGGATCGGGCGCGCGCGGCGGCCCGGATCGATGCCGTCGCCGCGTTGGCCAACGCCGTCGACGGGTGGCTGCGGACGCCGGCGCCGAAGAAACGCGGCCGGGCCGTCGGGTTCTGACGTGATCGCCACGATCGACCCCGACGTCGCCAACGCCGTGTACGGGTTTCTGTTCGCCGTGATCCTGTGCGGTCTCGTCGTGATCGTGTGGCCGCGCCGCCGTTAGGCGACCGACGCCGGCGTTCCCCGTCCGGTCCCCGCCCGGCGGAAATAGGCGGGGTGATGGATGACCCGGGAGAAACGGACCGGCGTCGACGCCGAATGGTGCAACCACGCACAAGCCAAAGGGGCAAAACGCGGGGACGGTTGTCGGGAACCGTCGGCCGGGAGGTCGAGTGCCCGCCCGGGCGGGACCTGCAACGTGTCCCCGCGCCGGTCGAGACTATCCCCGCCGGCGCCGTACCGGTCGCCTAGACCGTGGCGCCGTGACCGACCCGATGACGCCGGACCCGCGCCGCCGTCCAACTACAGATCCGGCACAGGTGATGTCGGGGATTCTGGTTCTCGTCGTGTTGGTCGTCGTGGTTCTCCTGCTCGCAACCCTCGTCGTGTGGTGGTGGCGCAACGTCATCGGCTGACCGCCCGGTCACCGCGGGCATAGGCTCAGGTTCGTGACCGACCGGACGCCCGACCAATGGCGTGACGTTCTGCTCCGTGAATTGGCCGCGCGGGCGCCGGTGATCGGCACCCGGTTCGCCTATTACGACGGCGATCACCCGTTGCCACGGGCGCCCGCCGCCGCCCGTGAGGCGTACAGCCGGTTCCTCCAGCAGTCCCGGTCGAACTGGGTCCAGTTGGTCGTCGACGCCGTCGCCGAACGGTTGCAGGTCGTCGGGTTCCGGTTCGGTGGCGACGAGACCGGCGACCGCGACGCCTGGTCGATCTGGCAGGCGAACGGTCTCGACGCCGATTCAGAATTGTCACAGACCGACGCGTTGACGGGTGGCGTCGCCTACGTGTCCGTGTGGCCCGACGAGACGTCGTCGGTCGGCGTCACGATCGCCGCCGAGCACCCGTTGCAGACCGTCGTCGCGTTCGACCCGCGCCGGCGCCGTGACCGGGTGGCGTCGTTGAAAGCGTGGGTCGACGGGGACCGGTGGGTCTGTTGGGTCACGACGCCCGAGACGTCGACGACGTATTCGGCGCCGGCGATCGGGAACGCGTTGTCCGTGTGGCCGACCGCGTGGGACACGGTCGACGAGATCCCGAACCCGTTGGGCGAGGTCCCGATCATCGAGCTGCGGCCGTGGCCGCGCACCCGGCCGTTGCTGCCCGGCGAGATCCCGGGCCGGTCGGAGATGGACGGCGTGTTGGACATTCAGAACAGGATCAACACGACGACGTTCAACCGGATCATCGCCGCCGAATACGCCGCCTTCCGGCAAAAATGGGCGACGGGCCTGGAGGCACAGAACCGGCGCGATCCCGAGACGGGCGACGAGATCGTCGACCCGGTGACCGGTCTCCCGATCCCCGTGTCGCCGTACGACGTCGCCGTCGACCGGTTGTGGGTCGCGGAAGATCCCGGGGTCCGGTTCGGTGAATTCGGCGAATCGGAACTGACCGGCTACATCAAGGCCGCGCAGGCCGACGTCGAACAGCTCGCCGCCATCACAAAAACGCCGCCGCATTATCTGCTGGGATCGATCGTGAACGCGTCGGGCGACGCGTTGAAGGCCGCCGAGACCGGGCTGGTCTCAAAGGTGCGCCGGCGCGCCGCGCACATCGGCGAAGCGTGGGAAGACGTGATGCGTCTCGCGTTCACGGCGTTGGGCGACGGCCGGGCGGTCGACGTCGGCGCCGAGGTCATCTGGCGTGATTTCGAGACCCGGTCCGAAGGCGAACGCGTCGACGCGTTGGTGAAAATGTCGGCGTTGGGCGTACCCCGGCCGGTGTTGTGGCAACGCTGGGGAGCGTCCCCGCAGGAGATCGCCCGGTGGCAGGCGATGGCCGCCGACGAGGCGTTGTTGGCCGCGGTCGCCGGCCCGGCCGCGCCGGGTGAACCGGCGCCGGTTCCGGTCTGACCGTGGCGTCGACGCCGGTCGACCGGTTGATGGACGGATACGCGCGGGCCCATTTCCGGTATACCGAGAACATCGCCAACACGATCGGCCGGCAGTTCGTGACGGCCGGCGGCGTCGACGACGCGGCGGCCGCCGCG